CGACTGCCCGGTACGCTCGCACCCACTTCGCCCGCGCGGCGGCATCGACCGGCCCGCCTTCGGTGCCGGCCTCGGCGTCGAGGAAGGTTTTGATGGCATCGCGGACGGCCGGCTGCCGCGCCCCGAGCGAGACGCCACGCGTCCGCAGCTCGCGGGCGGCCCGGCGAAGATCGTCGAAGGCGGCCCCGGTGCGGAGCCGGGGCTCGGCCTGGGAACCGTCCCACTCGATCGCGCCGGCCAGCTCCTCAAGCAGAGCGGCGGTCGTCGCGGCGTCGGTTGCGGCGTCAGGCCCGACGAACCGGCCGCGGAGATCGAGCCCGACGACAGGGGCGGGGCCGGGGGCTGGGGCAGGCGTTCCAGATTCGCGAATTGCGAAAGCCACCATCCCGCCGGCGGCGAGGATTGCCAGGAGCGTGAGCGGGTGCGGACCTGCGGCCTGCGGGGTAGCCTGCGGGGCGACCTGCGGTGCCGGGAGCGGCGACAGCGGCGGCAGCCCCGCCGGGGCCGCCGGGCGGCTCCACAGAAGCCACGCCACGGCGAGGCCGGCGAGGATCAGGGCGAGCGTCATGCGGCCTTCTCCGGGGCGGGCAGTGCAGCCCGCGTCAACGTCAGGATCTTTTCCATCGCCCCGCCGGCAGCAGCGAGGACGAGCGAGCGGACAGCCGGCCGCACCAACAGCCACACCGGCTGCATCGGCAGCGGCACCGCCGCCGTGGCGACGGCGTCGAAGAGCAAGCCGACGCACGCGATCGCCCACGCCTTCTTGCTGGGACCGTCCAGCGTGGTCACGCCGTCGAGGCCGCCGACGACCAGGTGCAGCAGCTCGACCACGAGCGTGCCGAACTCGGCGACGGTGAGGCCGCCGGCCGACTTGAGCCGCGCGTCGGCGATGAACTGGGCGACGGCGGATTGCAGTTGCTCTGGCGTCATGGTCAGTACCCCGCGGGGCCAGTGGTGGCGGTGCCTGCGATCACGATCGAATAGGCGACGGATCCCGTCGGCCCGGTGGCGCGGATCGTCACGCCACGCTCGGTCGCGGTCACGCCCCATGCGTGCGTCTGCTGAACGGCAAGCAGCTCGCCGCCCGGCCCGACCTCGCCGGCGACGCGGCCCCAGCCGTTCGTCCCAGACGGCCCGACCACGATCCGCGGGCCGGTGACCGTCTCGCTGTTGGCGATCCGCACGAGCCGGACCTGACGCATGACCTGCGTGCCGGTCGCCCCTTGAATCGTGTCGGCGAGCGAGAGCAGATCGAGCGTCTCGGACACTCCGACCGCCAGAGAGCGATTCGAAACCCACACCTGATCGGCAAGCGGGCCGGAGGCGTTGTTGAGCGCGTAGGCGGCCGTGGTGCTCACGCCGCGAGCCGAGGAGCCGACCGTGTCGGTCGTGGTGCGAGTGATCGACGTGGTGGTCGAGACGACACCGGAGAAAGAGTCAGCCATCGATGATCTCCGCGCGTCCTCGTGCTATCGCTCGCCGGACTTCGGCCACCGTCATCCCCAGCCGGTAGGCGATCACCTCAATCTCGCGGTCGGTCCGCTCCGGCCGGGAGGTAATCCGGCCTGACTTCTCGCCCGCCGTCAGCAGTCGCTCGAGCGACACCACCTCACCGGCGGCAGCCACCGATTCCCGGCCGTTCGGCCCGGTTCTCCAGTGCGTTGGCCGTGAGATCATGCGTCGCCTCCCATCACGCTACGCCTCACGTAGCGCGGTCCGAAGGGGGTGCGGACGCATTGCACTCGGCGAGACATGCGGCGTAGCCGGCGAGATCGACGGCGTTGTCGGGATGCGGCCGCGGCCCGAGATCGCGGGCGAGCTTGTCGAGGAGCATGATCCGAGCCCAATCGGACGTGGTCAGCGGCCGCTTCAGCACCGAGGCAAACAGGCTGTTGACCATGCCGACGGTGCGAGCGAAGTGCTCTTGGGGCGGCCCGTAGACCCGGTGCCGGTCAAGGACGGCGGCCTTGGCCGTGTCGAGGAGCTGCACCGCCACCGGTGGGCCGGCCTTCTCCGGCTGCGGAAACACGTCGCCGTGTCCGATCTGCGCGGCCTTCTCCGTCTCGCCGGCCACATCGGCAGCGTCGTCTTCGGTGAGGATCATCGCCTCGCTGAGTTCCGTCGAGAATCCGCGTAGCTCCCGCTCGCCGCGAAGGATGTGATCCACCGGGTATTCCTCGGTCATTCGCCTCGTCTCCTGAATGTGCCGCACCAGCCGCCGAGCATCGGTAGCGAGAGAGCCGAGTGTGCCCGTCCAACAGTTGGCGGCGCCGGCCCTCTGGATGCGTTGGTCGATCGTAGCGAGGTCGGCGTCTGTCACGATTGCCTCACCTTGCCGCTCATGATCCGCATGTTCTGCACGTCGAACGAACGGTCGGCGTGGACGTGGACGATGGCGAAGCCGTGATTCCATTTGTTCAACACGGCGTAGGCGGGCCGCATGTCGCAGAGACAGCCGGTCGAAAAACAGACCGTCTCACGGCCCATCATGTCGGGCTCGCTGTGGGTGCTCGTGCGGTGGCCGTGGCCCTCGAGCACGGTGTGATGAAGCCGCATGAAAGCCCCGCGGGCCTGATTCACCGGCGACGAGATCCCGTTGCCCTTCTCGTGTCCGTGAAGGATCGGCAGTTGGCCCGCGAGGATGATCCGCTTGTCCTTCACGAGCGTCATGTCGAGTGCCGGCAGCCCGCACCAGTTGTCGAGCCCCATGATCGGATCGTCGCTGATTTCAGGGGCGTGCTCGTAGAGCCAACGCTCGTATCTCTCTTCATGGTTTCCGGTCTTCACCGTGATCGGGATGCCGGGAAACTCTTGGCGAATCCACTTGAGGAAGTCACGCACGGCGGCCAGCTCGTTCCGGAAGTTTCGGAGCCGTGGATTCTTCTCGTGCCGCGAGATCGAGTAGAAGTCGGCCCAGTCGCCATTCAACAGCAGAGCGTCCACCTTCTCCGCCTGGAGGTGATCGACCGCCGCCCGCAGCGCCGTCTCGTCGTGGTACGGGACGTGGATGTCGGACAAAATGCCGACCTTCCCGGTGATCCCGAGGTCGAATGGCAGCCACGGCTCTGCCTGGCTCGGCGGCATCTGGTAGCGCGTGCCGGCGGGCCGGGCTGGCCTGTGCAGGTGCTTCGTCTTCGACTCTTTCCGCTTCAGGTCGCCGGTGAGTCCGAGGGCGATCCGCACCCGTGACCGGGCCTGCTCGATCGTGAGCGCCCCGTTGCACTCCTCGACCACCCGCCGGGCGAGCGTGCGAGCCGGCGCGTCCGGATGCGCCTCGACGATCCGCAGGACGATCGGCGTAATCGCATCGCCGGCCCATACGCGCTTAGCCATCCTCGTCCTCCTCGCGGGTCACACCGAACGCCTCGAGCACGGCCGACGCCTCTTCCGCGAACTCCGTCACCTCGCCCTCGTCGAGACACCACCAGCGAGCGTGGATCAGTTCATGCAGCAGCACCTCGACGAAGTCCACGCCGACGAGCTTCTCGGAGACGCGGATCGTCCCCGTCTCGTCGTTGCAATCGCCCAGGCGGTCGGCGGGCACGCGGCAGACGCGGATCTTCCACTTCTTCTGCCCGATGTGGACCGTGGCCGTGCGCTTCGCCATGCTCGCCTCCGCGGTCAATCGTGACGGTGGGGACGGTCACCCCGGCGGGGGTGTGGCGGCGGCGGTTTCCGCCCTGGCGGCTGCAATCGCCCTTTGGACGACGACAAGGATGGCGGCCGACGGCACGGCCCCGAGCAACACAGACTTCTTCGCGGCCTGCTCGACAAGGTGGGCGACGATCTCGCCGATCCTGGCTTCGCAGCCGTCGGGGCCGTCCCGGTCCATTTCCGCCGCGTACTCTGTGCAACCGCATTTGCCGTCGTCGCGGACGAACCATGCCAGCGAGCGGCGGAGTTGGCAGCCGGGGCCGCAGAGCAGCGTGAACTCGTCGCGGAGACGGTCGTAATCCGCCCGCCGGATCGTCACCGACCGCTCGTCGGATGCAATCGACGCGGCAATTAATGCGGGCTCGTATCCTGGCTTCCTCTTCTCCGCGAACGTGGCAACGGCTTTCCGCGAGAGTTGCACGGGGTCTGTCATGGCGGGCACTCGCAAACGGCATAACTAAACGATGCAGACACAGACAGCGTTGCCAGCCAGTCAAGCATCTCAATGCGGCAGTCCTCTGGCACGCCAGCAGCGCAGTCGTTGCCGTTGACTTCCCAAGCTAATTGCGATGCACTGCCTCCGGTGTCCGAACATTCGCCAGTATCACGAAACACCTTTTTGCGAAAACTGTAAGTGCATTCGCCACCAGAAAACTGGAGAAATGCAAACAGAGTTGCATAAACACGGCGGACCCAACACCCAGACGTATCATCGTCTTCCGTAAACTCTCCAGGTATGTATTCGTAGCCAAATCGCACTCGCTTAATAGTGTCTGACGGCCTGAAACAGACCGACCGTACAATTGCCGGAGGAGTGACTGTATACGAAGCTGAAGACGTTGGGACTGGTGCTATAGCGTTTCCGTTGACTGTTATTGACACGGTCGATGTGTCGAAAAAGTCATCTGCCGAAAAATGCGTGCAGGCTGGACAACCAGGCGAACACCCGCACCCCTGGCAATTCGACCCGCCTCCAAGAATCATGCTGAGCACTCCGACCATTCGAGGTGCCATGTCCCGTCGATGCTCTCGCACCCGACCCAATACCCGCCGCTCGGCCCCGTGACGGTCTGCGCCCGGTTGATCGCGGTGAACGTCGCCGGCCCGCTCGGACCGCTGACAGCCGCGGAGCCGTCGCCCTTCCACTGCGTCACCGATGCCGTCGCACCCTTGCTCCAGGTGCCCGTCACCTTACCGAGCCGGATGCCGGCAGCCCCGGCCGCACCGAATCGCACGAGCGCCCACTTCCCCGCCCCAGTGCCGCTTTCCTTCCACAGGATTGTGGCTTCCCCGCTCGAGCTGCTGGTGAGCTGCGTGAGGTCGCCGTCCTTCGCCGTGGCGAACGTGTCGGATTCCGAGACGACGTTGATCTTCGCCTGCACGACGCCCGCCACCGCGACGCGCCCGATCTTCCCGGCCGCGATCGGCTCGACCGCCACGACGAACGCCGAGCCGCCGGTGGGGAGCCCGCCGGAGAGCACCGGCTGGTCTTGGAATTGCTGCGTCGCGTTGCCGGTGGCCCCGCTCGGCGTAAACACCACCCCGGCGACGCTCATGACGCCCCAGCGGTTGACGGTGCTTGAGGTGGCGTTCTTGGCGAGGATCGGCGTGTAGGGAGTTGGCCCGAAGCCCGGCCCATCGGCGGTGCCGTTGGGCCGCTGACCCAAGACGATGTTGGCGGCCTCTTGAGCGCGGTTCAGCGCACGAGCCGAGAGCTGCCCGTTGATCGGCCCAGGAGTTACGCGGCCGTCGCTCATGCCACACCGATGCCGATCTTGGAGAAGTCGCCGTCGGGGTAGACCTTGTTGACGTACACGAACAGCGGCTTTCGGATGACGATGTTGTTGTTCTGGTCATCCTGCGAGGCGTACTTCACCCACAAGAAATCGTGTCCGTACTTGTTGTAAGCGGTGATGTCGCCAATAGCCTCCGGCGGCAGCGAAGCACCAAACGCATCGTTGCCACGATTCGGGCTGCCGAGAAATCTATACGACAGCGACCACGGCCCGTCGCCTTTTTGTGCGTCCCATTCCTGCGAGCCAGTCATCCCGAGAAACAGCACTTCGTTTTTCAGAAAGCCGCGAAACGGAGCGGCGTTGACCGTGCCCGTCAGAAGATGCACCGAGCGAATGTAGGCCGCGGTGACGTAGGACGAAGGAACGTCGTAGGCTTCCGTCCACTGGAGCTGAGGAATGACAATATCGACGCCGTTGACGTTTCGATCATCAACGTTGATCGCGCCATACATGCTCGGCTTGTTCTGCCCCTGCAACTGGCCCGCCGGCCCATACACCCTCTCGCCTGCCTCACCACCACGCGATTGTGTCACGGTCTGCGTCGCGCCGGTCGTGTCAAACGATCGCACTCGCTTGAGCGGTCCCGATTGGGAAGGGTCATCGGCTCCGAACTTTTCGTAGTTGACCGTCACCTTCCAGAGATCGTCGCCCTGGTGCTCGAGCGAATAGCTCTCGGCACGGAGCCGAACCAGCGGCTGCCCAGGGTAGGTCCAAAAGCCGTAGAGATTCGTCAGCCGCGAATTGATGTCGGCATGCACTGCGTCTTCGTCGGTCGAGCCGGCGATGTTCCACACGCGCGAACGGGTGGACGCATCGCGGCGACCGAGACGATAGATCGTCGCGGAACGGCTGGTCGTGTCTTCGATCCAATTGAGTGCCATGCCGCTTTCCTCAGGGGCCGATGCCGCCGACTCGAGCCTGCCGTTGCAGCTCTTCGCGGATACGCTTCAGTTCGTCGAGCTGCTGCTTCTCGACGCTGCCGGTGCCGAGCTGTCCCAAGCCGAACGCAGAGAACGTGCCGGCCGTTTCCGTCTTGAGCTTGCCAGCCATCGGAATTGGCTTTGGCACCGGGAATCGATCCACCTGCGCCTGGAGATTCTTGTTGGCGGCGGCCACCGCAGCGGCCCGGTCCACGACGTTTTGCCGTGTCCGGTCGCCTCGGTCCTTCCGCATCTTGTCGCCCTCGGCAAGCATCGCCGCCTGGCGGTCCTTCGACTCCTGCTGCATCGCGGCCTTCTGCTCGTCGGTCAGCCCGGTGCGGCCGGCAAAACCCGGCCGGTCGCGGCCACGCTGGGCGGCGTTGCCAGCGTTGGCCGCGTTCACCCGCTCGATTTCCTTCTCCATCGACGCCACGTCGCCCGTCCACCACGCCGAGAATCGCGCCCACGCCTTTTGGACGTAGCCGATCATGTTGTCCCAGTAGGCCATCACGCCATTGAGCACGTTGTCCATCGCCCCGAGGAGGTAGCCGCCCCATTCGCTCGTGGCGAGATCCGTCCACATCTGGTCCCAGGCAGCAGCCAGCCCGACGCCGAGATCCGACATGGAGTTCTGCACCGCCTCGATGAACGGGTCGAGCGTGCCCATCAC